CCGTTTTTCGTACAATCTGATAAAAGAAAAAACTTTCTGAAATAAACTCTTTTTCGCAAATGTAATAAATAAAAAAAGTAATATAAGACTGATTGTAATTGTTACGATAAGACCATTTGATAGTTTATCTAACCATAAGATTCTTGATTGCATCGCGCCGATTAACGATACAAAAATTAGCACTATCCCAGCACTATTTATTAAATTATTTATATATTTATTCAATATAGATACTCCTCATTTTTTATACATATTTAAGTTTACTTTAAGAACTATTAAAAGTCAAATAACTATAAGGGTTAAAGACTTCATTAATATGTATTTTATAAATAAAAATACCCCTAACCGAAGTCAGGGGTTATTTTTATAGTTTATTCGCATTTAATCGCCGTTGTAATTCTTTCACAGAATCAGAAACTGGGCTAATTGTTCCGTCTTGTGTTGTTCCAAGATGTTTTTGTAGTGCTTTGATAGTACCTTGGCCAAACAGTCCGTCTTGACCAACTCCTAAGAATCTTTGCAATGCTTTGACCACGTTTGAGCCTGTCAGTGATGAGTCGAACTGAGCCGCATAAATATTTTGGTTAAAAGTTTGCTTATATTGATGACTGATTACTCCGTCTTTACCAGCGGTATCAAAGTATTCTTGCAATCGTTTAGCAGTCGCATTGCCAAATTGGCCATCAACATTTAATGTAACCATTTGAGGCTTGTTGTCAGTATTCGCTGAACCTGAACCAACAATTCGATAAAAGTGATGTGGCAAACGAGTACTCATATAAGCATCATTTGTATCAACTGCAATTCCATTGTGAGTATAAGAGCAGTGAATAAATGAGCCATTACTCAAGAAAATACCCGTATGTCCGTCTGAACCAGCAGAACCGCCAGGAGTGCCTGAGATGAAGATATCCCCACGTTGCACTTCTACACGACTGATTTCTTTCAGTTTTGTTCCTGACATTCCAAACAAAGTTTCAGTATTTCCCATTGAGCCAGCTGATAGAAAACCACCAGCAATCATGGCAAAGAATACTGACGAGCTACAGTCATAACTAATTGGGCCCATTCGTGAAGTCATTGAGTAAGTAACTTTACCTTTTCGTGCTTGCATCCAAGCAATCATATTTTCAATACTTGACATCATTCGCCCCCTTCTGTGAATTCATGGTCCATATCTTTATAGATGTCCGGTTGGACTTCTACATTTGTTTTAACCAAACTTGCAGTATCATCACCAATGGTTAGACTTCCGATTGAAGTCAAGATTGATATTAAAGTTGCAAATCCTGCAATACTTAATGCTTGAACCCAATCTACACCAATTAGTCCCGTAGCTCCAGCTCCCAATGCACCAATCATCGCTTGTGCAAATGTTTTAATCGCACGTTCTACTAAGTCTTTAAAAAATGTTTTCATGTTCTTTCTCCTTTTTATACTTTTCGTAAATTTCATGAGCATAATGATTTCCGCCCAAAGATGTGTATTCATCAAAAATGCCACTTACAATTTGTAGTCCATAATCATGATGAATAGCTTCTCCCAATTCAATTCTTTTTATTTCTTGACGCATAATTAAAAGCTGGTCTTCCTGAGCCTTATCTCTAAGTTCCTGCTTTTTATTTAAAATTCGATAACCACTCCCAATAATAATAGAAACCACTGTTATCGCTCCCCAATTATCAATAACATCTTTCACGACAACTAAGGCATGTTGTACAAATGAATTCATAACCCCTGCTTTCTAATTTTCTGTCGCTACATAAGTGCTCAATTTATCTTTTGAAGCTTGAAGTGCTGCTTCCATAAGACCGTTCATATCATTTTTAGCTTCTTCTGAATTATGAAAATCTTGAGGGTTATTAATTGTTAGCTGTGCTTCTAAAGCTCCTGTTTCATAAGCAGTAAAGTTAAAGTTAGCAACGATATTATCGGCGATAATAATGTCGGTAGTTTCTTGAGTCTGTTTGTTCTTTTTCATTTTTTCTCCTTATTTCTAATTTGGTAAATCATCATTAGTTATCCAAAATTGAGCTGATGACAAGATATAATCGGTTGTTGTTATATTTCCACTACTAAACAAATCAATAGCTCCACTTGGGTGCAGTAAACTCCAAGAAAACTTTGAACTGTTACTTAAATCTTGGTTATAAATTAATACATCCGCTACTGGGCGATATCCTGATGGCAAAGTAGCAACATTTCTAAGCCAGGTTCCGTTTGCTGGTGCTATTGTATAACGATTTTGACTAGTAATTGTGATATAACTCCCATCCCTTGTTAGAGTAACGTTTCTACCATATCCAAAATTTACAGAGGCAGTCTTAGAAGTTTGTCTAATTCCAGTAGGAGTTATTTTCACAAATGGTCCTGTACTGTCAGAAACAAAGAGACCTTGAAAATTAACGCCTGCAGAAATCGTTCGGTTATTCGTCGTATCGGTATAGGTCATCATCATACCCTGCTCATTATCTAGAGCTATGGTATTCTCAGTATTTAATGAGGTATTAGTCGAATTAATAATAAAGTGGTTTTTCTCAATCGTGGCTGTGCCTGACGTATTGTCCGAACTCCAATTACTGATAAATTTACCATTAGTAAGTGTAGTTGATATGGCTGACAAATCATCCACGTTAATATTATGCGCATTAATCTGATTCAGTACCCAGTTTGTACTATTCCAATAATACTCGGTGGTAGGTTGTATACTTGTCCCATCAGAAGCATTAATTGCGGTTACCCCTGAGTATTTCCATGTCAAACCTTTAAATTTAGTCGTTGGTTCAGTATCTGAGACAACTTTACCAGGGTTTCCGTCTGAGCCAGGTTGACCAGAATCACCATAGATTGCTTTTTGTTCCACAACATCTTGTGTTAAAGGATCTTGGTTGAAAGTTGTCCGAGTGATAGACCAAAGGTATTTATTAGTAGCAGACATCTGAGGAATAGATGATTGCCATACAGAATTTCCCCAAGGATCAATAGGTTTTGCAGATGTTTGCGTAACCTGATATTTTTGTTCAATATTAGTTACAGACCTACCATCGGCACCAGGCTTACCTGCTGTTCCATCGTTAACATTAGTGATAGTCACCGACTGACTGGCGACTACATTACCCGCAATTGTTGCTTTAAAGATATAGACTGCTTTATCCGCAACTCCACTTGCATCAACTGTAATAGTCTGTGTTGGAGCGATAACTGTTCCATCTTTCGACCATTCATAACTGTCTGCAATCTTTTCGTTTGGGTCAGCACCAAGATATATTCGCGCAGTAAGTGTTGTAGAACCAACACCATTAACAAATTGGACTCCATTTGAGGTATCTATCTCTGAACGATATGGAGCATTTTGTTTAGCGAGTTCTTGCATTTTATTTAACAGGTCAGCTGATATTGCACTTTTTAATTTAACAAAATTAGTAAAAGTAATTTTATTATTTAATGGATTAGTAAAACTTATTTCTTGTTCAGATACTCTTGCTGATAAAATTAATCCTCCATCTGACTTGTCAAAAGTTGCGTCTTGGACGATTATTGTATCTCCAATATTTAGCTTTTTGTCATTTCCAAGAGCACTTGTAACAGCATTTACTGATACTATTACTTCATAAGTCATTTGAGGATAAGCATAAAGTTTAAACTGACTTACAGCATAATCCCATAAATCATCATTTGAACTTGCGGATGTTTGAATATTTTTATTAGTATATTGATCTGAAGATGTAGATAGGATTTGAGAAGGAAACATATCTCTTGATAAAGGAGCATATGCTGTATTACTACCAGCATCTTTATAAAATTCTAATTGGCCATCAGAATTATAATATTTTCCTTCTATTGATAACCAATTATATTTGTTGTTTGAATCAGTAACAGTAGTTGAATTAAAAAATGTAGATGTTCTATCTCCAGTTGAGGTTATACCATCAATATTTTTACCATAATATAACGTTACATCTTTTCTTAATTGCCCAACTCCTCCAGTTTGATATAAATCTAATGTTATATTTTGAAGTGTTCCGTCATCTTTTAGATTCGTTTTAAATTGAAATTCAGCCTTAAAACTATTACAAATAGAAATTATACGAGCTAGTTTTGTTTCGGTACTATCAAAAGAGAGTATTGGATTAGATGTATCTTCATCAATAGTTGAAAAAGGATTATTACCTATTTCAACAACATTATCTGTAATTTTAGCTGCATTTTTAAGATACCAAACAATACTATGCCTTTTAGTATTTCCATATGCTCCAACTTCTTCACTTATTAACTCAAGGTTCAAATTCTCACATTGTAATTGCATTGAATAATGATCCTGCTCAATATTGATGATATTAAAAAGGTAATCTTCCCCATCATAAGTGAAGCTTATATAGCTTTGTAAAGTCAACAATGCATAATCAGGATTTACCTTATTAACAGAAAAGTCAAAAGTAGATGTTCCCTCTGCTAAATAACGATGCCAATTATCATTAAAATAGTGAAGTGCATCTGGTAAATCATTATTGATAAAACCAATTCTTTTTAATGTTGAGTCATGAATATTTAATTGCATTATAGATACCTTTCTTTCCAAGTCACATCAATATCAGGAGGCACTGCATTATCTCCAAATGAGCAATTAACAATTGATTGACCTGGAGGAACTGAAAATGGTTCTGAACCAGTAATCATCTCATCATTAGCAATTGTAAGTCCTTCTCTTCTATATATTTTTGAACTACTCATATTTACTACAACAACTTCACTATTACCATAATGATGATTATCTGCTGGAATAAATGTTGTAACATCTGTATTGCTATCAATTGTTTTGGTAACATCATTCTTTTGAAAATTAAACATTCTAAGTGATAGATTTGTTATATATTGTGTGTTGACATCTCTTCCTTTTAATTGCCCCATATATACAAATACTTTTGTACATTTAGTACTTCCAAGCTCTGGAATAGTAATAGGGTAATTTCCTCCTCTATTGCCAAATGTAAAATTGAAAACTCTATCTTTCTTTTGAATAGTAAAATATCCAGTTGTAGAATTAAAATATAAGTTTGGATTAGGAACTCTCCCATCTCCATGACCACCATTATTTAATTCTTGTCCTCCTGGTCCAAATGTTTTCCATGTTCTGGGATGATTACCACCAATATAAAGTTGAGTTCTAAAGCTATTTCCTCTTGTATCATCTTTATATATTCCTAATCCAGCCATAAGTTTATTGTTAGAATCACAAAATAAAACTTGCATCAGCCCAGTTTGCCCCATTTTTGTTGCTTGCGCCCAAATATTAAAAGTTGAAGTAAAATTAGCTGTTCCAACATTTCCTATTTTATCAGCTGGAACATTATAGACTTGCATAGCCCCTTGCATTGACCATGTTCCGCTAGACGGAGTAGGACCACCATCTTGTAATCTTAATCCATCATTTTTAAAAACAAGATTTCCTGCAGTTAATAATTGACCATTTTGAGGGTTGCCAACATCATTAGCCACATTAAAATGTCCACTAAAATTACTATTTTGGCTTATACCAGATGGGTTTAAAAGCCATTGAGATTCTACTCTTGTTGTTTCAGTTGTTTTTGAGTCAATCAAAGTTTGATCCTGACTTCCCAATCCAACAACTCCATTTTGACCTGCAATACCTATAAATGCATTATCAGATTTATGAGTAAATTTAAACGTAGGATATGCAGGAATAGTCCCTTGATTATTAATCAAAACATCTACTGAGTTATCTGAATTAACTGTAATGGAACCATTTGTTCCTCCTGAATTATTTGAATTCAATTCTTGTGTATAGCTTGAGATAGCAACACCTGATGGTACAATAAATGTTAAAGTTCCTGTTGCCCTTAAAGAAGATATATCTTCAGAAAAAGTAGGTAACTGATCAGGCAATGCATACCAAACTTTATTTGGCTCATCACTAAAAATTAATGGTGAAGGAGTTGAAACATCTAAAACACTAGCAATTTGTTGGCGAATATTAACCCAATCTTTCGGAATACCATCTTTAATGAAAGAAATTGTAATTGTTTTCGCATTAATATAATTATTAACAAATTCTTGACCATATCTTGTAGTTCCTTCTGGTCCAAGATTATTTGTCCATGTTGAGCCAAAATTTCGTTCGATTGAAGTAAATCCATCTACCAAGTCGGAAATATTTTGACCATTAAAACTTATCGTAAATGTCAAATCATAATACCTCCTAATCTATTTTTTCTATTTTGGTATGAATCCTGTGTTTTTTTAATTGTTGGAGCTGCACCTTTAAAGAAACTATTTTCATCAATAATTGGTGCAGGTTGATTTTTAAGAGCTGTTGTTTGTTCTTTTGTCGCTCCAAGAACTTGAGAAAGTAGATTAACAGCTTGAGTTAAAGCTAATTCCATATTACTATTAGAATTTTTTTCATAATTATTAGCGTTAATAGTTCTATTTGCTTGGTTCAAAAGTTGTGTCGCTCTCGATTTCTTTTGAGGATCAAGCGGAATAACCATTTCAGGACGATTTCCTTCAGCTATTTCATAAAATCCATGTGCATCAATGACTCCGCCATTTTCGTAACCATGTCCATTTCCTAAGAATGATAAACTTGAACCATAACGATTTTTAGCATAATTAAGAGCGGCCAATAAGTTATCATATCCATTAAAGATATCCCCATGACCGGGTAATTTATTAGCATTGAAAGTTGAGGAAATTGTTTGCATTAATCCTTTTGCAAGGTCACCAGTGATATTATTAATATCTCCAATATTTCCTTGTACAGCTTTTTCATTACCGCTTGATTCAGTTGCAATTTGGCGAAGCACACGGTCAATCATATCTTGGCTAGTACTCAAGCCATTTGCTGCAAGTGCCTGTTTAACTTGTCCAGCCCAACGTTGAACACCAGAACCAGATGGCGAACCTTGTGAACCTCCTGCATCTGATTCAGCTTTTTTGAAGAACGATTGTAAAAATTTAATAAAATTATCCTCAGCAGTTTGAGCAGAACCTTTTGCCATTCTAGTTACAACCGGAGGAAAGTCATTTTCTAAGTTATCTAATCCTAATCCGTTGTAAATAGCTTCTACAACACCTTTAGGTCCTTTTGAAATAACACTTGTGACATCTTTATATGTTGATTTAACCCATCCAAGCGCATCTGATAAGAAACCAGATACACCGTCAGCATGAGCAGGTAAATTAGCTGTTAATGACAGGAACTCTTTTGACATTGAGTGAGGAAGAATTGAAGTTCCAGCTTTCAGATTACGAATTTCAGGACCTTGTTGACCAACTGCAAAAATACCACGGCTTGGATGGTGAGCAAGTTCAAATCCTTCTTCACCAACTAAAGCTGTTTCATCTTGAGCTAATCCACGAGTACCTACAGCATATCCTTTAAGGCTAACGTGACCGATATTTCCCCAACCTTTATGCAGGAAGTTAAGGACGCCATTAATCCCGTCAATGAATGAATTAATTAAATCTCTTGAATTCCTAAATCCTTTACTATATTGGTCAACTGTTTCTCCTTGTTCTTTAGCTGCAGCTTTAACATTTTTATCGGCTTTATCATTAGCTAATTCTACAGTTTTGTCATGAGTTTTTTGAGCCTTATCAGTAACATCTTCTTGTTGTTTTTTTGCTGCTGAAATTGCTCCATCACGTTGTTTTTGAGCATTTTTTACAATTTCATCATATTGAGCTTTAGACATTGATCCATTTTCTGCACGTTCTTTGTCTGCTGCTGCTACTGTCTTCTTGTATTTTTCGTTAGCTGCTTTAACAGCTTCATCTTTTTGCTTTTGAGCCTTATCCTTAACTCCTTTATATTCATCATCAGCCTTTTCAAGCGTATCAATTAATTGTTTTTGATTTAATTTACCTTTTTTATTCTTTAAATCTTCTAAAAGATCCATTTGCTTGTTTTGAGCAATTTTAGTAGCAGTATTGATCTGATTATTCATCTGCTCTTCAGATTTTGTTTGTGTTTTAGCATAGTCTTTTTCAATCTTATTCATATTGTTACTATGCTCTTTTTTATTTTGCTCTTGCTTATTGTCAAAAGAATTTGTTGCTCTTAAAATTTCAGCCATCATCTCTTTTTGATATTGAGGTGAATTTTTACCGTATTTCTTTTCCAATGCTAAAAGAGCGTCGGTACTTCCAGATTTAATTTTTTTAATTTCAGCATCATGATCTTTAGTTAATCTTGTATTAGCGTCATTAGCTCTTTTTTGCTCTTTAGCAATACTAGTATAATAATTGTCAGTATTCTTTTTCATCTCATCAAGATTCTTCTTCTGAGCAACTTTCTGCTTATCGTCTGAATCTTTTTGGCCTTTGGTCATTTTGTCTGCTTGAGCTTGAGTAATTACACCATTTTTAACTAGAATATCAATTTGCTTTTTAGAATCCTTTTCTTGATTCTGATAAAACTTATCAATATCTTTAGACATTTTCGTATAAGCATCAGTAGTTGCTTTCTTAGCTTTTTCAAGTGATTTCTCATCTACAATATCAATAGTTGCTGATTTTTTGATTTTATCCAAGAAGCCTTGGTAGTCCTTAGAGAACTCTTTCATATCTTTTGTTGGTGCTTTTGGGTCGAAATCAACAATAGGTAATTTCTCACTTTTATCTTTTGCATCTTTAATCATTTCTCTAACGGTATCACCAAGCTTTTTACCATACGATGACCCTGCTAGTCCTCCAAGAGATGCTCCAATTACAGTTCCAACACCAGGAATGATTGAACCTATTGCAGCACCAGCCGCTGCTCCACCTAAAGTTCCTCCGACAACATCACCTTTATGGACATTGCTATCTTTACTTAATAATTCTCCACCAACATTTGAAGCAATTCCCAATCCAGCTACTAATGGAGCTAAGCTCATTAATCTTGGAAGAAGTGCAGATATTCTTGATAAGCCGATAGAAAATACTTTTGATAAACCGCCAGAGGCAACAAGTGCTTCACCTTCAGCAGCTACGCCACCTTTAGTTACTGTTGAAGCAACTGTTCCAGCTTCAGCAGCGACACCTTTACCTATAGAAGATTTAATTCCTCCTCCAGATAAAGCATCAGATAAAGCATTCATACCTGACATTATTTTAAGCTCATTATTAATTTTTTTAACCATCGCTAGGGCATCGCCTATTTTATTAACTGCCCAAATACTAGCGAAAACTTTGGCTGTATTTACAACAAAATCTTTATGTTCCCCGATAAATTTGACGGTATCAACAAGCTTTTGGAATATTTCCGCAATCCAACCTGCAATTTCTTCAAGTCCTTGCTTACCTTCTTTAGAATTAAAAGCCTTAGCCATTGAAGTGGCTGCATCAGATAGAACTGGCAAGAACCTTTGACCAATCATAATTAAAACAGCCTCTCCGGCTGCTTTGAATTGTTTTAATTCATTTTGAGTAGATTGCATATTCTTATTTGCAAGATTAACAACATACCCTTGACCATCGGATGATTTTTTCACCTTGTCATCGAGTTCGCCTAACTGCTTAACATTTTCAGAAAGAATTGCACCCGCCTGTTGACCAGTAGTTCCAAATAAAGCATGGAAGATTTGTCCTTTTTGGAATGAACTTAGTTTTTCTGTATGTTGGTTTAACAATCCGAAAATTTCCGTCATTGACTTCATATTTCCGTTTTGGTCCACAAAATCTTTTGTGCTTAAACCGATTCCAGCCAGTGCTTCAGAAGCATCTTTACTTGGAGATTGCAGTGAAACAATAATTTTTCTAAGACCAGTACCTGCTTTTTCAGCTTCAAGACCATTATTAGAAAGAATACCAATTGCAGAGGCTGTTTCTGACAAGCTTAATTTGCTTTGATGTGCTGATGCCCCCACATATTCCATTGCTACACCCATATTTTGGAAATCAGTTGCTGTCATATCTGCTGCATAAGCCATCTGGTTAACAGCTTCTTTAGTATTTTTCGTCATACCTGCAACATCATTTGAACGCATCCCGAAGCTTTCAAGAGCAGCAGTAGAATTATGAACAACATCAGTAAAGTCATCACCAGAAGCAACAGATGCTTGTAGCATTGTAGGTAATGCGGCCAATGCTTGGGAACTTGTATATCCACGTTTAATAAGTTCTTGATATCCATCTGCTATTTCTTTTTGAGTTTTACCATACTTAACAGAAAGTTCAGAACCCTGCTCTTGCATTTTGTTAACATTTTCTTGAGCTTCTTTAGCTTGTTCGCCACCAGTTACTAATAAGTTGAAAGTTGTTTTATATTGGTTTTGAAGTTCAGAGGCCATTTGTGCGCCCTTAACTGCAGCTGCACCAATTGCAGCAATACCAAAAGCGCTTTGATAAGCTGCACTCTTTACTTTTTGATATCCTGCTGCCATTACATCGGTAGCTTTCTCAGTTGTTTGATAAACAGTATTTAAACCTTTACCAATGAGAGACTCGGAATTAAACGGCTGCATCTTTGTAACTGCCAAGTTAGCTTCTAAAAGCTTGTTTCTATAGTTCAATAATGACGAAGCAGCTTCATTTACCCTTGTTTTTTGCTTAACAAGAGTTTCTGAACTTGTACCCTCAGCAGATTCTAAACGTTTAAGCTCAGTTACTTGGGCTCTATAAATTTCAGTTTGCTTTGCGTATGAAGTAGATAGACCAGAAACTTCGGCTTTAGCAGCTCCCATTTTATTACGAGTCTTCTCATATAAATCAATTTGAGACTGCATGAGTTTATCGTTAGCACTTAAAGATTTATTTAAATCTTCAATACCTGTTTGTTGATACTCATAAGCTGATTTTGCACGGTTTAATTGTGCATTCATTGATGTTAAATTTCTAGATGCATCGAGTAACTGCTTATTGTATTTTTGATAAGATTTTTCGCCTTGTTCACTATTTCTATTAATAGATTCTAAGCCCTTGCTCAAATCTGCTATATATTTTTCTTGTTTATTAATTGCATCGCTTAAACCTTCATAACGAATTTTAGCTGCAGAAACTGTTTCCCCTGCTGATTTTGCATAAGTTTCATTAATTTGCCATTCACGAGTACTATCTTTAACTGCTGATTTTAAGCGGTTGATAGCCTCAACGGCTTTTGTCTCATTCAAGTCAATCCCTGTGGTGACTGAATCAACCATTATATCTGCCATTTTTACTCCTTTCTAATTTTTGAGTATAAAAAAACGCCTAATTTATTTAGACGTTTTATTTTTATTTTATTTTTTAATTATTGCAATAAAAAAGCATATGCTTCACTAATCAAATTTTCCATTTGCTGGCTATCTTTAAATACCATTGAAACTCTAGGATAATCCATAAAATTTGAAAATATATCTAAATGCCATTCATAATTACTAACAGAATTTGCGTTAGTAGTAAAATTTATTTTTCTTGTACCCATAGGATTCAAACCAATTGTTGTTCCTACTGTATTCCTTGTTTTACCTGATGATACAGATGTAGTTGTAGTACTAATTAAAACTCTTTCTTTTTGAACTTCTTTAATATCTTCTTTGGAGTATATAATTAAATTTCCGTTTAAAATTGAAAAATAAGCACAAAAATCATTATTATAAATAAATCCAAAATCATGAGAAGCTATTCCTTTTGAGCCAACGAATTTCTTTTCAATCAAAAAATTTGCGATATCCATGGTATAACTAGTAACCGAATTATAATAATTAATATTTGCTTTTTGTTCTCTATTTTTTTGAGATAGAAATCCTAGAACTCCACATGCAAATAATATTACTCCCCATATAAACTGTC